GTGTGCCCGGCGGTAGGGGTGTCACGGGCCGTGGAGACGCGGAACTGCGAGTACCTCTCGTTGTCGTAGGTCACGTTGGCGATGAAGGCGTAGGTCTCCTCGCTCGCATCGTTACGAAGCACGACGAGGTAGTGCGTGAACGAGATGAGGAACTTACGAGCCTCGAACGGGGTGCAGTACATTTTCTGTCCTGCTGTGTTGGGGAGTAGGTTGACCATGCTTTGTTAATCAAAAAAGGGGAGAGCCTGCGCCCTCCCCCTCCTTTGTATAACGGTCCTAAGGCAGTGCCCGAGGCTTATGTCGTAGGCGTGAGCGTGAGGTTGGTATCGGTCGTGTCCCAGAATGGGGCGGGGATAGCCTCCTCTGCGGTGAACTCCAACGTATAGCCGGAGAGGTCACCGATAGCCGTACCTGTAGCAACGGAACCACCAGACAATTCACAGCCACGGGTATGACCCATGACGAAGTAGTTGTCGTTGTTGTCTTGGACAATGATAGAGAGGCGACCCTTTGCGAGGTTCGTCAGCTCTACGATGTCGTCGACCACAGGCTTATTCAAGACCAAGCTCAAGACCTGCGTGTAGTACACGGTTCCGTTCTCGATGCTTGAGTTGATAGTCTGCGTGAAGCTCGACGAGTTCTTGGGGCTGACGTAGTCGTTGGCAACCGTTCCCGTTGTGGTAGCGGAAACTTCACCCGAGGCGTACGTCCACATACCATCCTCAAACGAGGTGTTGGCGGTGGGCGAGGCACTCACGATCCACACGTTCTTTACCCCTCCGAGGGCATCACGGCAAGGAAGCGAGCGTCCTGTAATAGTTAATGAGCAAGCCATTGTTCTTGGGGTTTGTGAAAGCGGGGGAGCCGAAGCCCCCCCTCCCTCGGTTAATGATTAGGCGGTGCGGCGCCAGACTGAGTAAGAGTCGTGGTCTACAACCTGCGTACCTCCGTCGAACAACATAGCGATGCGAGTCACGGCGTCTCCGGTGGTGTTGGTCAAGTCCAAGAAGCGAGCCTCGATGTGGTCAGTCAAGAGGTTGGTTCCGAAGTAGAAGTTGTCCTTCTTGCCCAAGATGAGCGTGTCGTTCGGGAAGCCAGCAGGAGTAACGATAGAGTAGCCGGCGTACTTTGCCACCATGCCATCGTTCAAGAACGGCAAGTTGTAAGTAGCTGCCAACGCTTGGTAGTAGAGCTGGGCAGAGGCGCGGCTCATGTAGATAACAGCGTCAGGGTCGCCCGCGATAGCTACAGGAGCGTCTGCGGTAATGGCTGCCAACGCAGTCAAGATGCCGATAGAAACGCCTCCCGCGTCTGCGGCGGCCAAAGGCAAAGCTCCTGTCGTCTCGTGGGTGGGACTAGCGTCTACGATATGCTTGCAGACACCCGTGAAGTTGGTCACCAAAGGAGAGCCGGCACCAGAGCCGTCAGAGTCGTAGTTGCCCTGCCAGATGTTTTGCTCCACGTTAGCTGCGACCTTCGCGGCAACGTAAGTTCCCAAGAATTGGACGTAGTCGCCGGGTGCGCCAGCGTAGTTTCCGCGCATCTGCTCCGCTGCCCAAGTTTGGGCGAGGTCGTCGTTACAGATTTGCTCGTTCACTTGGAGCTGGGTAGTCTCCAAAACGATATCGGAGATATCCAATCCACCAGATCCAGGAGTGGTAAACTCACAAGAGCGAGCAGCGATAGCTACGCCGGTGAGCTTGCGAAGGTTTGCCTTGAAACGGACATTGTCCAAGACAGAGATGTAGCCATTGGCGAGGGTGTCCGCGCTCAAGATGGCTGGAGCTACGAAGGGAAGGGCAGCCTGTCCCGCGTAGGTCGAAGTTGTAAAAGTTGCGTTTGCCATAGTTTAGGCGTTGTAATGATTAGCGAGAGCACGGACGCGCTCTTCAGTTGTCAAATTCTGTAGGTTCAAAGGCTCCTTCTTTGGGGTCGGTGCCTTGTGCTTCAGCCCTGTGGAGGCTGCCTGCTTCTGAAGTTCAAAGAGACGCTCCTTGACCTGCGAGAGCTCGGTCATGATAACGTCAATATCGTTGGGTGCTTCGACCTCTGGAGTCTCTGCACTCATCTCGACTTCGACTTCGATTTCTTCGGTAGGCTCCTCGGCCTCCGGCTCTGCCTTAACTTCTGGAGCTGGTTCCGACGCCTTTGGGGCTTCAGGGTTCACGCTCATTTCTTCCTTCTCCTCCTCCGTGGCTTCCTCTACGGCAGGCTCACCCATAGCTGAGGCGATGGCTTCGGCTACGATAGCCTCTACCTCCTCGCGGGTGACGTAGTTGATGGTTACTTCTTCCATGTCGTTTGGATTTTCTTCTTCCTCGAAGTCCGCGCTCTGGCGAGTCTTAGGCTTCGTTGGAGCGGGCTCGCTTGGTGCTGGGTCGGCGGGTGCCTCCTTGACGGGTGCCTCCTTAGCTGGTGCATCGGGTGTCTTGGTCTTGGCAGGGTTCCTGCCCTCCTTGCCTTCGCCTCCTTTAGCTACTGAGGCAATCTTCCCACCGTCGGCAATAGTGATCACACCCCCGTCCTTGAAGGTGTAGTCACCGGGAGGCAAGGGGATACGCTCGCCTTCGTCGTTAATGATGTAGGCTTCGTCTCCTTCTACGAAGTCGTCGCCGTCGGTGTAGATGACCGTCCCGTTATCAAGGGCGGCCTCTGCGAGTTCGGTGCGCGACTCCTCCACCTTCAAGTTGACGTTGAAGCGGTTGAAGATGTCCTGCACTCTTTCTTGAATGGTCATGGGGTGCCGTTTTTTATATAAGGTTTTTGAGGGTCTATTTCTCAGGTTTTGTTGAAAATTCTTTTTCAAGCTGACTCATAAGCTCCTCGGCTAGCTTGGACGAAGCCCACCGGAGGCCAGCTTTCCCACCCCACAAGAGATAGGAGATAGTCCCACAAGCGTTCATGTCGGACTCGTCGTAGTATTCCTCCGCACGTTGGAGGAAGGAAGCCATGCGTTTAATCGTTTCGAGGGAGACGGGTTCGCCGTTGGCTAGCTGTTGGGCTCTCACCTTGCCCGTCTGCGTGGCGCACTTGTTGCCGTTTTTCTCGTTGAGCTCGATACCTCGCTTGGCGTTGTTCTTTACTGCGTCGGGGTAGTCGTCGAAGGACTCCATAACTACCCGCACCCCTGCCTTCGTCCGCTTGTCGGCTTTGACGATGGCCTTGGCCAGCTCGGCGAGCATCTCGTCCTCTGAGTTCTTTTTCATCTTATCGACGAAGTAGCCCTCGATACTGAAGCCCTTGACCTTGCCTTCCTTCACCCACTCCTGCCAGATGGCCTCGTTGTCCACCTTGACAGCTACCATCCATGTCCCTACGGGAACGTCGAGACCATAGAGGGAGGACTTGTCTTGCTCTTTGTTCTCCACGATCCACGACTCCACCACGGTAAGCCCGTGAATGGTGTGTTCGTGTTCGAGGGTGTGCTTCGCTTGGTTGCCGTGCTTGAGGTACAGCTCGCTCGCCTTCCTCACGGTACCCTTGGAGAAGTAGACGTAGAACTCGTCCTCTCCGTTCTTGCGGTAGATAGGCTTGTCGGGTACGAGGGCGGGGCCGATGAGTACGCGCTTCTCGGCGTCCACCTCTGCGAACTCTACGCGTTGCTGTTTCAAGGCGATGAAGTCGAGCTCGATGGCTGGACGGTCTACGAGGGAGATGGCGTCGATGCCGTACAGCTCCGCCTCCTCGTCAATTATCAATTCTACAATTCTCATAACGTGGCTTGGTCTTGAATTTGTTGGTTGGCTTGTTGTGCGTTGGAGACGTCCGTAGCGATGACGTACGCCTGCACGGGGGCTTGTTCTCCCGTCCCTTCCCCGAGGAAGGAGAGGTCTAGCTGTGGGGCTTGTGGGGCTCCTCCGCCGATGCCACCCGCACCACCCGAAGATACGGGAGCCGTACTGCCTCCGCCTCCACCACCTGACGGGGTATACTTGGACTTCGCGATGACGGCTATCTGGGCGGCACCCGTGGCGGCGGCGATAGCTGCCTCGACGAACTGCGCACCCGTGGCGAGCTTGAGTGGGTTACCCCCAGCGGTCAAGGCGTTGACTACTGCCTGTCCCGTGTTGACGGTGGCTGTAGCTAGGGAGAGGGCTTTGTTTCTTTTGAAGGCTGCCTCCGCCGCTTTCTCGTCGTCCTTGCTGAAGGCGTCGTTCAACGCTTGGATAGCACCGAGCGCACCCGCCGTAAGCTCCAGTCTTTTCTTGGCTAGCTCCTGCCTACGGGCTAGCTCCTCCGCGTCGTACCTATCATTGATTTCTTTCTCGGCTAGGCGGAGGGCTTCCTGTAGTGCGGTCGTGTCCTGTCCTAGCTCCTCAGCCAGAGCGATACGCGCTTCGTGGTCGAGGCGTAGGTTCTCCAGTTCCTGCTCTCGTGAAAGGACGGCGTTCTCCTCGATTATCCCAGCGGCCTCCTCGTAGTATTTTTTCAGGATAGCGAGTTGTGAGTCTAGCTTTTTCTGTTCGTCCGCGTTGGCTATCTCGTCGTACTTCTGTTGGATAGCTAGAAGGTCGGCTTCCAGTTGTTCGGTCGCTGCCTTGATAAGTCCCTCGTCGTCTCCTGCGATGGCTACGCGCTCGTCGTACTTCTGCATGACGGCCAGCTCCTCCCTCTCTTGTGCTTCCAGCGCCAAGGCGTAGAGTTCATCTTCGAGCTTGGCTCTTGCCTCCGAGACCTTCATCATGGCGTCAAGCTCTTTCTTGATGCGGTCTTCCTCTGCCTTCTCCTGCTTGGCGATGCGGTCTTCCTCTGCCTTCTCTGCTGCCTTCTCTCTGGACTCACGCTGAAGGAGTAGGC